TTAACAGAATTAAATGAGATCATTGGCAATGTGTGGTCGGCGGTATATAATCTGACGTTGATTCAAACCGGCTATAACGTTACAAACTCAATTGATCCATGGCGCGCCTGGAACGCCGCCCAGGGCGCCCCCGCAGCCGGCGGCATGCTGAGCTTCGCCCTTCAAAACTTATGGGCAACCCGTGTCAAAGCGACAATGTGGGAACAATATTATTTGGTACCATCCGGCTACCGGTATATTAATAGCCCCAATATATTCTTAACTTAGTAATTAACAGGAAAACAAATGGCAGATTCAAGATTTTTAAAATTTCAAGACGTTGACAACGACGGCTTGATCGATGTTTGCGACGATTTAATCAATACCCCGGAGTCACCGTGTAAGGGTCCGTGTACACCGAATCCAGCGGCAATTAATCCTCAATGGAAGAATCGAAATATTGATGAACCATTTCTCAATGAGAAGAAATGTCTTTACCAAGTAACAAAGGTAACTCCTCACACTAAGATAAAAGCAGACGTCGATGACAACTTTGAAGAATTCAAAGAAGAGGCTATTGACAGTTTATTAAATTTTTATGATAAAGATGAGAGTCACTCTTCTAAAGAGAAGATGCGAGAAAATATTACCTTTGATAGGTATGATTTAGATCCTCACCCCAATACTCGATTAAAACTTCTATACTCTGTACCGTTTGATATCATTTATGAATTACCAATGGCTACTCCAGATCCTGAGCCGTTCGAAGACGAGGAACCCGGCACAGTAAAAGTAACATTCAATGCTGCTCAGCTTACTACTCAAATAATCAGAGTAAGAAAAGGCTTGGGAATGTATGGTAGGCTCCTGAAGGTTTATAGATCAATCGGAGAAGGAAATGCTTATTATAAGGCAAACAGAACTATTTTCAATCTAGAAGACTACGGTGATATGGGATTCTTAGGCGATAGCATCATGAACTCACTTATGAATGATCTTGAAGGTTTCTTAGACGCTAAAAACTTTAGACTGCCGGGACAGTTTTTTGGGATGTTTAGTAGTGATTCACTTATTACTAAATTGAAATTTGTTTTTAATGATTATGAATTGCAATCCATGAGAATATGGACAGTAGGTTGTGGAAACAAGCCATTCTATCTTAGCAAGAAAAAACTTAAGCCTCTACGCGCACAGGGCCCGTGGAAAGATAAAACCGCGGTAGCTTATTTTGCACAATTGCCAAAGATGGCGCGTGCCCTAAACGCTAGAGTTCAAATCCCATGGCAAGACTTTGTTGAAAAATATACATATCCTAAAGTATTCTTTGATATAAAAGAAGAGAATACCGAAAAAACAATTGGTTCTTGTGTGGCAGACGCTCTCGCAGACGAATTTAAAGAGCTTGGACAAGACATTTTAGATGAAGTATTTAGTATTGGCGATGCCGTGGCTTACTTGTGGCGAAAATCTATTTGTCGCGATAGTATAAATGAAAGCCTCTCGGATGACTTCTTAGCCGGCTTGTATCCTGGCGACGGAAAGATGGATATGACAAAAGCATATGGTATGGCATCGGAGCAGGCGTTTGGAAAACTGTCTAAAGACGATAATGTCTTTGTTATGCTGTGTATGTCAGTGGTGGCATCTTCCTCTAATTTAGGCTCTGTTTCCTCTTTGATGGGGACAATGTATAAGTTTGGCTTTCAGAGGATTAAGATCTGCGGCTTATTCGACTTGCTACAGTCTGTCATTCAGTGCTTGACTGGTGGTTTGACTTTGGACGAAGCGCTATCAAAAATGTTGATGTCGGCACTGCAAAATATGGGAATTGAGCAGTTTGGTGATCTTTTTGGAGGCTTGCCTGAACATAAACAGCGCGAACTTGGAGCGATGGTAGAAAAACAACTCAAAGAGGGTAGCTTTTTTGCTACAAACACGGGTGCAATTCCCAAGCCGTGGGAAGTACAATCAGTTATCGACAAAGAGCGCGAAGAGTTAAAAGAAGACAACTTCGAAGGGATGGTTCCCACACCAAATACCCAACGCAATGCGCCCGGCAAGTATGAGAGAACGTTGGTTCAGCAGAACGATCGTGCCGCCGGCGGCTTAAACGGGATCCCAGTAGACAACATAATGCAAGCATATGTCGCGGCTCTGTTAGAGTATTACAGCGACAACCTTTTTGAACTACTGGATGAATTAAATAAGTTCCCAGGCGCTCAGATTATTGCTGGCATTATTGGTATGCTGGACTGTCCAAATCCGCCACTTCTTAATCCGTCCTTTCCTGATTTCATAAAATCAATTATATTTCCTTTTTGCGATACAATGGGAGAGTTCTCGCTACCCAGATTAGAAAGCCCGCTTCAATATTTCCCTGATTTTGCTGATATTACACAATTTATTTGGATGATTGCTAAATTTATAATTATGCAGATAGTATGGAGAATTTTAATGGTTCTGATGGTTAAAATTTGTGAGTTGATTGGAAACGCTATCTGTAAGGCACTTGAAGTAGGCGGTGCCATTATCGGTGCACTGCCTGGTGCTATAGCTGGCACTGCTGATTTAACACAAGTTATTAAAGATACTATCTGTGGTCCTGAAGCGGATGATAAACAGGTAGAGGATACGATTTTAGATCTCATGAGTCAGCTTGGTTTAGGATCAGCAGCCTTTGCCAACCGTGATCGAACACTCCAATTTGGTTTAGATCTTTCTTCTTCTGTCACCACTTCGGAAATGACAAATGCACTTTTGGGTTCTCCTTCTGCAATATTTCTGGAAATTGCCGATCATTTAATCGAGCACGAATACCCTGAATTCAGAGAAGGGATCCAAAATAGAAAAGCAATAGAAAGATTTTTCAAGAATATAGGTAATCTTATCCCTGTCGATGCTCGCTCTCAACTTGAGGACGCAGCAAATAGAAATATATGGGCAGTCGATGGCTTCGGGCCGGAATCGGTTGAAGACATGATGCCAGTTAATCCTAGTATGTGTTCTACTCCCGAGCAAATTGAGCAATTCAAAGCTTTACGCTGCCAATTACTGGAAGGGCGCGCCACCCCTGAACAATGCCATGAGATGTTTTGTGATATTCGTGAAGACACTCTAGAGGATCTGGGAGATTTGTCAGATATCCTCCAGGGTGGATTAGGCAATCACATTATAAAAAATATGCCACCGCTTGTCAGCGAACCCGGTTGTGATGACGGTATATTTCCGTTTGAATCGCCCCAACAAGCAGCAATGGGAACATTTGCTCTGTCCGGAGATCTTGAGATGCTCAAGATTGATTACGGTAAAGATATGATGGGTAACGGTAATTTTTGGAACAGTGATTCTCAATGGGGATTTATGAATATGATGCTATCAGATACTCAAGGATTTGCTCTGACTAGTCATCACTCTAAAGCATCAAATGAGAAAGCATATGTAAACTACGCAACTAACTTACCAAACGGCGGAGAATCAACATCTGGATTTTTCTCTTTCTTTCAATTTAGCCAAGGATTCAGCGGACAGATTGGGCAGTATCCCTATTATGTTGGGGAATGGATGAAGCGTCAGTTACTGAACGCGTCCATGTCAGACTCTATGCGCAACAGTTACATTATTAAGCCCGGGTTTTATAGCTTATCTTCTATGGGTAACGATCTGCGCGCTTCGCTACAGGGATCAGGATATGGCTTTAGAAGTACGAATAAATCAAGTGGCAAACAAAAATATTATATCGATTTTGAAAAACTGCAATACAATAATTTCTTTGGCTCGCTAACACAGGGTGTTAATTTATTCATGGTGCCGGATTTTGGATACAATACCACACTATATGCCGATCAAAGTACCGATAAAGTAGTTGTCACTCGCCAGATCAGAAAAGGTACAGGAATCAAAGTCAACGGAGGGGGAGGCTCCTCAGAAGGTAGATCCCTCTACACACCGGCGGAGTTAGGGTGTGACTTAGTATTGGATTTTAGAGACAACGCAGCCGGTATGAGATATGGGCCACAGGACTTAAATGGGTACATCTCCACTAACGAGGGGGGTAAGGCCACGGGCTTGGCACCAGGAGGGCACTGGGGAACTGAATGGTCGTATGGTTATGAGATACAGTGCTACTTCAACGATATTCATGAGGATGAAAATGGCAGAGTTCTAAATCGCTTCGATGATAATATCAGACTTGAACTTGTTGAAAAAGTTAATTATGGTTCAGATCATCTAGGACCGCTAGGAAAAGCAATGGAAGATGAGATGACAAAAATGGAGCCATTCGATCTTCCTAATTGGATCGAAGGTATTCCGATTGTCGGCTGGGCAATAGAGAGTGTGATTAATCTCATATTGCTACCTTTCACACAATTGGTACTTAGAAACATTAAGCGCCTTGCTTTGAGATGGGAAGAGGAGGTGCATAGAATTAGAGAGTTTGAATTTATTTCAGTTGACGATGGATTAGACGTTTTTTATGTTGAACCTGATCCGAACAAGATTGAGAGCCCGTCTGACTGGCCCAAGATATCAGATTATCCTGAGTTCTCTAGGATCAAGAACACCCTTACTTCACAATCGCCGCCAATACTTCTTTTGGCTGATATGACTGGATTGTCAAAAACTGCTGCTGAAGCAAAGTACAATTCTACTATGAATATGATGTTTAAAAAATTAGCATACGAAATAGGAGATATTGATAATAAATCTGGTGGTTGGTTATATGGGGCGGATTACGATTATCTGACACAGGATGACATAAGATATGGCGTCGTCGACGGAAATCAGTTTGTTCCTTACGGTATTTCCGGATATGAGGAAGAAGACATGGAATTAGGAATAAGTTATGATCAATTTATGAATCCGGAGAACCCTCGTGTCATATACTTAAATCCAGCCATATATGGTGGCAGCTATTCTAAGCCAAATTTACATATTAAGCCATTACAATATAAAGGATGGATGGGATTTGTACAAGTGTTTTTCCCAGAGAATACTGCGTGTAAGCCACACTCAGTCGACTTGGTAGACTTTGGTGAAATTGAAGATTTTATTCAAGAACACTTCCCGAAGATGGCTGATGATCCGCGCCTAACTCAAGATCGAGAATGTGTCAGAGAAGTACCATTCAAAAGAATAATGACGCGAGCCGGAAAAACAGGTATGTACTCCCTGATCATGGCAGCTATTAGAGTATATGCTTCTACTCACTTGTTCAAAGCTATGGGTACTTTTTCACAGATTATGCCTAAGTTCCCCGACAACTTTAGCAGCATATATGCCGCATATATTACTGAAAGAATAGAAGAAGACTTTAGAAACGCACCCGATGGATTTTGGGGCTGGGCACAATCATTTAAAGATGATGAATTCTGGTATGGCTTTCTTGAACAATCGGTGGAGTGTTACAACTTCTTAGTAGAAGCTGGAGAAATAGAGTTACCAAGAGCTGGAGGTTATCTTCAAAGTGCGTTCGATACTATTAATGATTTACAGACAGAGTATGAATTTCCCATGCGCCCTACTCACACTCGCACATATACTAATTCCGAAGGAAAAGAACGGACGCAGACAGTCGAAGGGCTCTGGGATGCAAAAATGTCTGGTGAAGCCGGCTTCTTTCAGACACTTAAAGGATATCGCTCAGATGAAAATTTTGAAGCTGTACAGTCGGTAGAAGAACATGCTAAATTAATTTTACAACAACTTGTCAATTTTGAACTTACCAAGATGGGCGAAAAGCTTGTAGAGAATATGAGGCAATATGGTTTTAATCCTCGAATTTTTGATTTGGATTATTATATCTTTCAAGAAATGAATTCATCTAATGTTGGTGGCGGGGGCGTTGCTGGCTCTGTTAACGGACCGTTATTGTTCGCCGGTCCGAAGCAGGTAGACATAATCCAAGCATTGCCGACTCCCGAAAACCCAGATCCACGAGGCGAGGGTGTATCATGGCCGGGCCCTTATTATACACAAGGTTCGGAATTCCGCATTGCAATCAACAATGATCCGAATGACGAATTTTCCTATGCGGATGAGTACACGGGATATTATCATGGACATATTGATGAAGAGGGTGATGTAATTTACATGGTAGGAGAGCGCCATAGTCCCGCAGAGCATGATGTTCTCACTCCAGTCGATAATCTGGTTGCAGTTGGTACTGAAGCATTTATAGAAGAGAGGGTTGACGTCGATGCTGTTCACGCCGACGCGTCTGGCAGAAGCACATATGAACCCGGCGCCGGAAGAGAACGGCAAAGCTCCCCTTATCCAAAGATGAAGACAGAAAAGTTATATATTGGAACCGTGCCGGAATATGGAACCGCAGTACTGGGCGATGCAGAAAAACCATATGCCATAGAACAATACGTCTCAATTAATGGTGAAAAAATGACACCATCCGCAGCACGCTCAAGATTGAGAATGAGTGACAATGAACTTAGAATATCGGATGTCTATCCTGGCACCTTGGAACTTGTACGAAATGATCTTGGTATAGAAGTTGGCATAAGGGGCAACATCGGAGTACGCTATGGTTTAGCTTTCTATTATGTAGATGGGATGAAAAAACTTATAACGACAGTAGAGGTGGACTCGTTAGATGTGAAAATAAGTCAGTGGAATATCATGCAACCCAGTAGTAAATTATTAATGTGTTTGCTTAATAAACTCAAGGAAGACGAAAAATATAAATTAATGACAAATTACATTTTTCCGCTCAAAAAGGTTACTGCAATATGGGCAATCTATAATGACTATGGCATTATGTCTTCTTTAGGAGAAGTAACTCCTGGCTCCGGAGATGACACAATGTGGCTCCCAACCGGGCTAGCCGGCGCCGTAGCGGGTATTCTCGGCGTACCGGCAGGAGATGTATCCAACCCTAACGATTGGCTCGACAAGACACCCTTCACGCAAGTAAAAGTTAAGCCTGGATCCCGCGCTTATATACATAAAAACGTAAAAGAAGAGAGCATAGCCTGGGGCAGCTTATCAGAGAGCTTTAAAGACGCTGTGATGCCATTCCGGGTACCGTGGTATGACGACGCAATTGAATATGAAATTGTTTCCTATGATCCTCAAAAGAGCGGAATCACTGGGAACGAAGGCTGGGCAAACTTTGCCGATCGAGGTGATGCACCTCTTGCCGGTTGGTGGAGAACCACGTGGGATGAATGGGATCGAAGATTGTTAAGAAACAGCGTTTATCGAATAAAGAAATTATTCAAAACTTATTATTATTCGCGAGATTACCGCCCCGGCGACGACTTGCTGGGCGATAGTGACAAGCCTTCTAACCTATTCTTGAAGAATTTAAAAGCGGCTATGTTCCCTATTCCTGGCAAGAGTATGTTGCCATGGTGGCAGCGCGGAAGACTGCGTAGTAGCCCGTTTAATGCCAAGGGTGATATGTGTAATGGGAAAGACTAATATTCTTTATAGTGTAAAAAAACAATGATTCTATTTATTAATAGGGGAAAAACATGTCTTCTTTATCAGTAAAGCTACCAATTACTCGAAATACGGCAGATGGGTTTACCATGATCAAGGACTTTAAGACTTTGATTCAGCAAAATTTAAAAATGCTTGTGCTTACCGCACCGGGCGAAAGAGTTATGGAACCTGCATTTGGTGTGGGGGCTAGACAATATTTGTTTGAAAATTTTGGAGACGAAGTGTATCAAGAGATTGCTGCAAATGTCCGGAAACAAGTTAGAGAATTTATGCCGGCAATAGGAATTGAGCAGATAAGTTTTGATACAAGCAGCCCGGATAGACATATTTTAGGAATAAGAATAGTTTATTCTATCCCAGACATTGGCGTAACAGATTTATTAGAATTTACTATTTAAAAGAGACTTTTTATGGCAGACGAACAGAAAAAAATATTACCAATCGATTACACTAGTAGAGATTTTGAATCTATTAGAAGTGATCTATTGGAGATCGCAGAGAGACTATACCCAGACTCCTTCCAGGATTTTAGTGAGGCATCTTTTGGCTCCCTAATGGTTGACGCTGTATCCTACATTGGAGATCAGTTATCCTTTTATTTGGATTATAACGTCAACGAGTCGTTTCTGGATACATCATATCAATTCAATAATATCCTAAGACACGGAAGGGTGCTGGGATATAAGTATACGGGGCGCCCAAGCACCTATGGAAAAGCTGCGATATATATATTAATTCCCGCTTCGCAAACTGGCTTAGGTCCCGATTACAAATACTTACCAGTGTTGCAGAGGGGAACTCAGTTTACCAGCCAAAACGGACTTAATTTTTCATTGGTAGAGAATGTAGATTTTGCAAGCCCGAAATTCCCAGTCGTCGTCGCCAGAGTAGACGATACGACAGGCGCCCCAACCTTCTATGCTGTAAAGGGGTATGGAACAGTAGTGTCGGGTGTCATGACATCCGAGAGAGTAGAATCCGGCGGATTCGAAAAGTTTAAAAAAATTACACTGAATACTCCCAATGTTTCTGAAATTATATCAATTTTCGATACAGAAGGGAATGAATATTTTGAAGTCGACTATCTTGCGCAAGACATGGTTTTCAAAGAGGTAACCAACAAAAACTTTAAAAATGATAATGTGCCCTCAATCTTAAAACCCTTCTTGGTATCCCGAAAATTTATGGTAATAAAGAATGGCTCCTCAACAACAATTCAATTTGGAAGTGGCAAATCCGGCGCTAGTGATGTTGTGGCAAACCCTCAAACCGTAGCAATGGATAGCTGGGGTAAAACGTACACCACCGCACTCACATTTGATCCTACAAGATTGTCTAATAATCAAAGCTTGGGCATTGTGCCACAAAATACAACCTTAATTATAACTTTGAGAACTACGAATCCTACAAATTCGAACCTTGCAGCAGGACAGTTAAATACAGTTGCCTCATCCGAGTTACAGTTTGAAGATCGCTCGGTATTGTCCAATGACGTAATAAACTCTATTCAAGCTAGCTTAGAAGTTACTAACGAGTCGCCGATTACCGGAGACGTGACTAATCCAAATTCTGCAGAGATAAAACAAAGAATATTCGACACATTTCCTACTCAGAATCGAGCAGTCACCCAGGCAGACTATGAAAACCTTACATACAGGATGCCGGCAAAATTTGGCTCTATCAAGAGAGTCTCAGCACAAAGAGATCCAGATTCTCAAAAAAGGAACTTAAATTTATATGTGTTGTCAGAAGATAGTTTTGGAAAATTGATAAAAACTAATTCAACTATCAAGAATAATTTAAAAAAATGGTTAAATGAATATAGAATGATTAATGACACAATTGATATTCTTGATCCCTACATCCTTAATATTGGTATTGACTTTTCTATAAAAACTGTTAACGGCGCCAATAAGTTTGCAACTTTATCTCGCTGTGTAACCAAGTTAGCCAATTTTTATGAAAGTGGCTTCTTTATCGGAGAGCCTATGACGATTAGCGACATATACCAGCAGCTTAAAAATGTTCGAGGAGTTTTGGATGTAGTAAATGTAACTGTCAGGGGAAAAACAAGCGCTAATTATTCGGGAGCCAATATAGAAATAAATAAAAATCTCTCACCAGATGGCGATCGGCTACTTTGCCCTAAAAATGCAATTTTTGAAATTAAATTTCCTGCAGTAGACATAAAGGGTAAGGTTAAATAATGTCGATTAAAAGATACAAAGCAGATATGGACAATACCATTGTCAGTGCCTATCAATCTAACATGAGCACCCGCGGCACCGGCTCGAATGCCGGACAGGCAGACGTTGTTGAGGTGTACTCGGTGTTCGGACGCCAACAGAACAGCAGCTCAGCAACAACCGGTTCACAGGAATTGTCAAGAATCTTGATGAGGTTTCCTATTAGTAATATTTCTGCCGACAGAACGGCAAACAAGATACCCGCAAACGGCAAGGTTAGCTTTTATCTACGACTGTTTGACGCCAAGACATCTAAGACGGTGCCAAAAAATTACAAGCTTGTTACCCAAGCTGTATCAAGGCAGTGGGAAGAGGGAGATGGGTTAGACTTGGAAAACTATAGTGATCTAACGAAGAACGGCTCCGGATCGAATTGGATTCGAGCTAGTAAGGCTGCGGCATGGACGACTGTAGGCGGCGATTACCACACCTCTCCGACATATACTCAGTATTTTACTGGTGGTTTGGGAGACTTGGAGGTTGATATAACTTCTTTAGTCGAACAATGGATCGCCGGCTCAAAAGCTAATTACGGTGTCGGAATAAGGCTCACGGCAAGTAATGAGGCTTATTTTTCTAATTCTTCTGGCGCCGGCGGCGCAGGAGAAAATTCAGGTAGTGTCCTCTTTAACCCCGATGGCGCCAAAACGTCTTATTATACAAAGCGTTTCTTTGCCCGTGGCTCTCAATATTACTTTAAGCGCCCTGTGATAGAGGCGCGCTGGGATTCCACAGCCCAAGATGACAGAGCAGCATTCTACTTTAGCAGCTCTTTGGCAACCAAATCAGAAAACTTAAACACTCTCTATTTTTATAATTATGTAAGAGGAAGACTCAGGAATATCCCTGCAGTGGGTACTGGGCACATATTTGTAAGTCTTTACTCCGGTTCTTCCGATGATACATCCCCCAGTGGCTCCAAGCTTGTTTTATACGATGGAGAAACTGCGATAACAGGTGGGCACCACGACACTGGAATTTATACTTGTTCCATAGCAGTCACAAAGTCTACTTCTACAACCTTAGAGACATTATACGACGTATGGCACAATAACTCCGGCACCGAATACTTCACAGGTTCTGTTAAGCCGCTTAGCTTGTACGGAGCCACTCACGCAAGAGAGCCTACGTATTACCTTTCGATAACCAATTTACAAAATTCATATATGAGAGATCAGAATGCTCGCTTTAACTTATATGTTCGAGAGAAGAATTGGAGCCCTACGATTTATACTAAAGCAATCGCAAGTGCTCCCACGGAAACCATCTATAGCGCCTCATATAGAGTTATCCGCACGATAGATGGCTTAGAGGCAATTCCCTTTTATACGGGCTCAGGCAACAAGAACGCTACGGGCTTGTCGTATGATGTTTCGGGTAATTATTTTGATTTAGATATGAGTTTGCTTGAGCCGGGATACGAATATGCATTTAAGTTTGCATTTTATGATGACGAGCTTGGTTCATGGCAAGAACAAAATGAACAATTTAAATTCCGAGTAGATGATTATGAGCATTAAAAAATTATTTGAAGACGCAAACAAGACAAATACATTTCTAGCAGAAACTAACCAGAAAGACGCATTCGAGCCTGTAGAATCAGAACAAAATGTTGAACAGAGGTTACGCTCTCAAGAACGTTATGTACCGCAAGTTGATTATTCCGAACCCGCTAACTTTGTAAAGTATGGTTCCGCACGCCTTTATTATGAGTCTGCATTCAATCGAATTCTAGATTACTATCCTTATGATGGATCTCAGGCTGAAATAACAAAGTTTCATAATGATAACCTGGATATTGAAGAATATATTTTAGAGAAAAGGTATCCCAAATCTACTGGATATATCACATTAGCCAGAGATGGGTTTACTATCAGTGCCAAGTCCGCCGATGGATACGGCACTCCCACTACAGCTGAATATATTGACTTTAAAGGCGGTCCTGGAACTGGTTCCGCGGCAACATCAAAGCTTACAGATCTATTGCCAAATCCTTATTCGGATAGCCGCAAAGAAGCGAATTTATATAGCTCAAATATCTACACAGACAAGGGGCTGCCATCTGATTACGGCAAAGGATCTCGCCAATCTAACTTAAGAGCGAATTTTGATGACGGCGTAACTATCGAATTCTGGATGAAGACTGGCTCGATGACTGGCGTTAATTCTGACAAGCAAGTTATTTTTGACTCATGGAACAATAGCGATCCGACATCCTCTGCTTACGGAAGAATCACGCTTGAATTAACGGGTACTGTCTCATCAGGGGGCGCAGCTAAAAACCCATTCATTATAACAGTTCAATCAGGAGCTAGTCAGCCTACATCAGTGGATACAATGAAAATTCTCGGTAGAGATTCTATTCATGAGTCGATGGGGGAATGGAACCATTATGCAATTCGCTTGTATAATACAGGATCTTCAAACAATATCCTTAAGACAGAGTTGTATGTTAATGGATATCGAAACGATTCTTCATCATGGGCTCCCTATTCATTAAATACTGAGCTTGAGATATCAAAGGTGGTAACTCCCACGTGGTATCTGGATGATGCCCAGTATCGCTACACTTCATCTGGAAGTCTTAAAGGCTGGTGGAGGTTTGATGGCTCCGCTATCACAACCACCTCACCCGAGCCAGACGCCAGTGGAAACAAACACACCGGCTCGATCTCATTAGCGGCACAAGCGCCAGCTACTTCTACATCCACCCCAAGCGCATATATCCAAACTACAGGATCTAATGTTTGGGGCGCTGACGCTACAGATGCTGTGCGCGTTGGTACTGCTGCTACATGGGATGCCATAATTGGCAACAATACTGCCGGCGGCTCAACAGAAATGATGACATTTGCTGCGTGGGTTTACAAGACAGGCGATGGTGGCGGTAATTTAGGCAGAGTGTTCGATTTCGGCGCCCAAGACATAGCGCTGTATTCGAATGCCTCCGAAGCACTGTTGTTTAATACCAAGTGGAATGGAAACAACATTGTCCAGTGGACTTCAGCAACTGGTGTATTTTCTTTGAATGCATGGACTCATATAGCTATAACATATGACGCAAGAAGTGTAGGAAACAACCCCAAGCTGTACATAAACGGAGCTTCGACAGCGATGCCTTTAACAACCGGAACCCAAACCGGCGCTTATTACGGCATAGTCACTCAAGAGTGCGTCGTGGGGAATAATGCCGCGGGCACTCGCAACTGGGCTGGAAACCTGGCTGATGTCGCAGTCTGGAATTCTATATTAGAAGAAAATGAAATTAAGGCACTCTACCAGGCAGGTAACTACAAACAGCAGTTTAACAAGATAACCGAGCTAAATTCTAAAAATATGACAGGGCGCATAGGAGCCCTTATAACCACGCCCAACAGCTCTTCGGCACCCGCCGGCGCCGGAAGATTGAGCGCCTCGTTAGATGAGTTTAGGTATTGGAAAGCTGCCCGAACACCAAAACAAATTGGAGAATACTGGTTCGATCAAGTAAGAGGTGGCTCAAATACAGATATATCAAATGCCGATTTGGGAATTTATTATAAATTCAATGAAGGAATCACAGCTAACACAGCGATCGATAGTATAGTCTTAGATTATGCCGGTAGAGCGGTTAACGGCATCTGGACAGGCTATAGCACAATTTCTCGAAACACAGGCTCTGCGATCGTATCCGCCTCTGCTGCCGCGTTCGAGTTTGAAGATCCCATCATAAGAAGCGCTCACCCATCGGTGGTAAACCTCAAGAGTGAGTTGGTGACATCGGGAACTTCTTACGATTACAACAACAATGCATCCTTAATGTCCTTAATGCCCGGTTGGATTCAAGATGAAGCAGCAGACTCCGATAATTCAGATATATATTACATAAACCATATTGCTGGAACTTATTTTGATAAAATTCATTTACAAATTTCTCAACTTCCAAATTTACGACATGTAAATTATGTAAGCTCTTCACACAAACCTCTTCCGTTTTCACGACACTTACCACAATCTCTCGGGCTTTACGCTCCGGAGATGTTTATTGAGTCTGATGTATTGGAAGCTTTTGCTGATCGAGATTCTACTACGTTGTTTGAAAACAAACTGGATGAAACAAAGAATTTAATTTATCAGAACCTGTATAATAACCTGGCTCACATCTTTAAGAGCAAGGGCACAGAACGTGCTATGCGAAGCGTAATGAGGTGTTTTAACATCGATAACGGTTTGTATAATATCAATATTAATTCTAACAACGAAGAATATGTATTGAGAAACAATTTCAAACACTCATTGCTTAAAAAGAACTTTCTTAACTTTAATAATTTGGAAAACACAACAGCAGTTGTATACCAGCGTAAGACAAGTTCCGTCGGGCCCGAATATGGTTCCATTTTAAGCTGGAGCCCTGCGAACACAGAGCAGCCAAAATATGGCTTTACTTGTGAATCGAATATTATATTCCCAGCCTATGCCAAGACTCACACAGCTTACGAACGAGATTCTAACTTTAATACTGTCCACTTGTTTGGTATAGAACAAGTTGAAGCCAGTATCGTAGCAAATGTAGACGGAACAGATACAACATATACACCAGGAAGAGAGGCGTCTTTTAGAGTATATGCAATTCGAGAGAGCGTAGGTTCAAAAAATGTGCATTTTCACCTTACGTCATCTAGAACCGACGGACTTGGAATAAGTTTGACAAGTAGTGTATTTCTAAATGTCTATGATAACGAGCCCTGGAATTTATCCATAAGAGTCGAACCTCAAAGTTCACTTCAAGCCGGCGTCATCGATCGAGGTACTGCAACTCCTCTATACAATGTGATTTTTACAGGGTTCAACCCAAGAACGGCTAACGAAATTGACTCCTTTAAGGTAACCGCCTCCGTAACAGAAACAGTAGGAAAGCAGTTCATCACAGGTTCTCGACGAATCTTTGTTGGCTCTGATCGCACCAACATAACTGGTGCCTTAAATTACCGAAGTGATGTACAGGTTGGCTCGGTAGCCTACTGGACGAAAGCTTTGCATGATGATGATCTAAAAACACATGCAGTTGATTTTGAAAATATAGGGATATCTGGCTCTCTACAAACTATCTCTCCATTTGAAAGCGCCTCGGTAGACATTATTAATAGATATGCTCTGGCGCTTAATTGGAATTTTGACAATGTAACAGGATCCGACGCCGATGGCAGCACAGTTGTTCATGATTATTCTTCTGGTTCTAGTGAATTATTAAATAGTGATTTTGGTTGGAATGGCAAGATGGCAGGCTATCGATACCCGGCAGGCGCTAAACACTTCCCAACTTCATCTACTAACATAGTTGCCAAAAAAGAGATCAATACGTACAAATTTATAAACCCAGAACAAGTAGTTGCATCCGACTTGGTACAGACGTTCTCAGATGAAGATATTCTTTATCCAAATTTAAGAAAAGAAGAAATAGTGCCAAATTATGTCTTCTCTATTGAAAAAAGTATTTACAACGCAGTTACTGAGCAGATGCTGGACTTCTTTGCTGGCGCAGTAGACTTTCATAATTTAATTGGTGAACCGGTACATCTTTATAGAAGTCGATACAAAGATCTAGAAAAGTTAAGAAACATATTCTTTGAAAGAGTTAAGGGAGTCTCAAATGTAGAAAAATTCCTTTCTTATTACAAATGGTTTGACGAGTCGATATCCACAATACTAACACAGTTAGTTCCAGCTTCTTCTGAATTCGTTGATAATTTGTTAAATGTTGTTGAAAGCCACACCTTAGAACGGAATAAATATCAGAACAAGTTGAATATCATCGATTCAAATACTTTTTGGCTCGAAACAGATCCATTGATGATTATAACGCCATCAACCGCAGGCGCCACCGGATATGCTGGCGGCGCCGGCGCATTCGCGCTTACATCCTATCCTGAATCGCCGCGTGCCACAAACAAAGGCGTGCAGTATTGGCAAACACGCGCCGAAAGAAATATATCCGAAATTTCATCAGGCGATGCCACAATCGACGCCCAGCGAGACAACTTTCGTAATGTTATCTGGTCGCGCCCTCATCCGTCTGGTGCCCTTCCTAGATTCTTTACTGATGCTGGCGTAAAATATTTACCCGGCACATATGCACGTAATAACAGCTCAATGTTGCCTCAAATCAGATCCGAAATAAGCAATACCAGCGCCCAGGCATTTAAATGGGAAACACCGACGATTACTAAAAACGAAATAAAGGGTGGCATAAACTTTAATAAAGCCAAAAGCCTGGAGTATGCATATTCTGCCGTTTATCCCGGCGGCCCAATTAATACGGACGACGGAGTATTTATTCCTCAGAATGTCTTGGTAGGATTTATCAGAGAGGCAATCGAATTAACAGAGTACGAAAATTACTCCTGGCCAGGAGACTTGGTACGCACTAGAGAGAAAGTATTTAAGGTGCAGCACGGTAGAGAATGGGAAGACGGAATAGGCTATAAGAACACGAAATCTAAATTTTCATTTCCGTTTAATGTTTTGAGCGCTAGCGTTGAAGTACGTTCGGGATACAATAAAGAAGTTGTAGATCAAGTGGGCAGGAACATCGAAATAACCAACCTCCATACAGATGCCTACGGCGAAATGCTAGAGGTGCCAATGCAGGGCCCGTTTACTCAAGAGCTAGTCGGAGGACACCAATCTAGACACGTTCCACTTAATACGGGAGCAGACAATCCAACCAATCGCCCAGAAGCTTGGCGCCTTCTTCTTGGTACTTGTGATATATTCCCCTCTGGGGCAATTGGACTAGTCGGTCCGGACTATCCGCCGCCCGGATTTAACCCAGCAGCCGGCACAAATCCTGATTTAATATACCCATATCCACAGCACGAAAAAGCATATTTATACAGAGATTTCACTGCTAAACGTCCAGTTAATATTAAAAATATCATATCGACAAATGCGGCTAATACAAATACCGTGATGGGCAATTACAGATACAATCGTGAAATCTTGTATACCTTTGGAGCGTTTAACAATCCCCGCCACTTTATCAAAAATCAGCCAGCACTGCCGGTTCAAATATCACAGTCTACTGATACAACCAATATAAGAACTATACTTGATATTCACCGCGGCGAACAGGGGCATTTTGAGAACATAGCAGATTACGACACGGCATATCTACGGGGAACATCTAGTAATTCAATTATAATATCTAGATTTGCAGCCCCTGGTGGTATAGAAGTAGAAACAAGGGGATATCAAGATTTTAAGTCATCTGAGTATTCTCCGTACAATGTATTACCCTATAGAAACCTAACAGTTCAGAAACCCTCCCAGGGCCCTTCTGGCTCCATTTCAGAACCTGCCGGCGGTACTCCCTCCACTTCTCGCGTATATGATATTCACGGGCAGGATTTCGGGCTATATTCACATGCTGCTCGCCATGCAGCGCGCTTCGGTAGAGACTCTTTGAGTGTTGATAACCCGGGAGCTTCCTATGACGAGCTTCCCGCCATGTTCAAGCAGAATAGAAACACTAAAAAGATAATTCGAGGATATGATCGCCCAGAAACTTACAACCAAAACTTAATTACAAACAAATATGGTATAATGTTTAGTGGCTCAACCACTACTGCGCAAAATGCTCATCTCAAGCATAGTGGCTCATTTAAGGATGCCGATGGCAGCACGTGGACAGGTAAGACTTTCACATTAAGTACGTGGTTATATCACCAGTCAGGTATTAGCAATCAGAACGCAATTTTGACTCTTGGCGATGTGGGGGCAACTGTTGGCCCTGCGGCAAATCGCGCTCTCTTGTGGGGAATCGACTCCTCTGAAAGAATTGAGTTCTGGATTCAAACGAGCACAGGAAATAGATGTAAATGGAGGCAAACTGCCGCACTGGCTGCTGACACTTGGTATCATATAGCGGTAACCTACGATGGAACATCAGCAGCAAATGAGCCGACATTCTACTTGAATGGTGTATCGCAATCTATGACTAACTATAACGGCTCGATGACTAGTTCAATGCAAAGTATCAATGAACATGGTGGGGATGGCAATGCATATATTGGTGGTATAAACACTACCGGCACAGCTTATAAACCAATAAGAAGAACTGCTTTGGATGAAATGGCAATCTATAATCAAGTCATGACAGCTGGGGAAATTACAACGCTTTACTCCTCTGGCAAGATTTTAAATCTTACTGCTTCATTTGCGCCCAAGACTGCCTCTTTGGTAACATGGATGCGCTTCGGTGATGTTGCGGGAGATCCAACAATTAACGCATTAATGACACAGAGTGCCGGTGTTGGTCCAACGTTTTATGATCAGATGGGTAAAAATAATTTTGACATTAGAGCTACTGCGTCTGACATCAAAGCACACCTGATTGGTAGCGCTTTAAATACAATACCGACATCAATTGCACCGTCGTATATTCTTGGCACGCGCACCGTTAAGGTAACATACAGTGCTTCTATATACGATAACCTCAACATCCAACATCAGATTCCAAGATCAGATCGCCAATACATGTGGATTTCTAATTCTGTTGTTGATGTATCAGACATTAGATATGCTGGTTATCAATATACTCAAGTCGGCAAGAACTCCCCTGATTTAGTTAATCGTATGCCTTGGAGAACCTCTTCTGCGGGCATTACCCCATACTGGGATTTTGTAAGCAGTTCCAATGCGAACACCGGTAGCTTTTATCAACCCACTAACAGGCTAAATATTGTAATCACCGATCCAGTGGATTTTTCAAATAATACAATTGGCACAACTACAATTGAAAATTATATGAATTATGATCTAATAGGGAGTAGCTCTACTGCCGGCACTCGCCTGCCTAACTATCTTAATCAACTTCTTGCTTCTCGCGGCAGCAATTATGGTTGGGGGTGGAATCGAACACGACAGGCTGATAATAGGATTATTTTAAACCAAAAGGCAACCAATACGCTTGAAATGGTTACGAACACATCAACCAGAACGTCAGCTAGCTACCGCCTACCCCCCATTTCTATGAAGGGTAGAGTCGCCTTGGTAAATTACAATCAAGTTAATCTTTCTGGCCCTGATACTAATGTTTCTTTGCAAATTTCTAATACAAACAACAAAATCTTTTTTCCTGAATTAGACTTAAATAATTATGCAGCCATCAATAGAAGCGCTATCTACAATCCCTTGTTTGAAGTGTTGAAAGTTGTCAAGAAGGGCTCAGTGAGAACTCCAATCAACTGGGTGTTATATTCTCAAAACATTTTCCCATCTATTAGAAACGAATTTGTCAGCTCGTCATCCAAGAGGCTTAACTTTGACAACGGCTATTGGCGTACTTCCAACTTGGAAAGAAGAGAGCTTGGTAACACAAAATTAAATTCATTCGCAGCAGAGGTTAGCCAAAGCAGCTGGGTACTTGATGCTGCATATAATTTCTTAACACGTTCTGCGATTGTGAGAAGTAACTCCGGCGATTCAAGATATTATAACCTGCGAGAGACTCAAGCAGGAGAGTTGCAGAACACATATTACAAATACTATACAGTCCCAGTAACCTTCTTAAAAATAGGAGCCACGTACG